GAACTGAATCAGGTCTTTATCAACAGGGTACTTCCTCGCTAGTTTTTCAAAAAGGTATCTATCATTACGAGCATTGAATGCTTCACGAGTACCTTTGATGTTTCCTCGGTTCTTAAATACATCAAAGTTGTCTTTCGTAAAGTGTAGCTTGATAGCCATGTAATACTTATACGCTTTGAATCCATCCACTTCTAGTATTCCTAAACATCAAGTTGCGCTTGTTTCGGGAGATAGTTGGCTTCGCGAAAATCCATTTCTAGTTTATCTTTGAGAGATTTGTTGATTAGTTTTGCAACGTCTTCTGGCTCTAGAAAGTTTTCTTTACAATAACAAAGAATTGCGTCCATATAGGATAGACGTTTTTCCCTTACCACCTGTTCGATGTATAATGAAAATTCGTTTGCACTTTTAAACATTAACACCTCGCTTAAGATAGTAGTTGGTGAGGGTAATGTATCGCTGAATAGACTCATATTCTTTCATCTTTGTTTTATAGAGGTTCCAAACTGGCGTGTTGGTAACATCGGGGTTCATCTTCTTTTCAAACTTGTCAAGAAACAAGGTAAAAAACTTATCAAGTCTCATACGCTGAATAGTCAAATCACCTTGAAGAGTAGCAATTGCTTCAAAGTTTCGGTCAGCAGCCAGTGATACAATTTTCGATTCCATATTCATATTATACCTTATTTCCCATTACAAGACAAGTTAGTTATTTTACCTTCATAGAAAGCCAGATCCAAACTCAACGAGTCATTCTCATTTTGTAGCTTCTCTAACTTGGCTTTCATACACTGCATTTCATCATAGTGACGCTTCATTAGCAATTCAATATTAGCTTCGTGCGATGCGCACTTAACACAAAAATCAGCCATTAGTTTCTCCTCATAGTGGCAATTTCAATCGCTTGCTCATCAGAGAAAATAGGAACGGCATTAGACTTATGCATAGTGCCAATACCTTTAATCGCAGTGCCAGTGTAAACTGGTGACTCTTTCTTAGAGCAATCGTGATACCCTGAATTTAAACTTGGAATCTTAGGCGTCTCGCGACGAGCAGGTGCACCAAGTGAGTATACATCCCTGAGGTCTTGTTTCTTTTGCGATACAGGACTCTTTGGGGTATACTTCTTCAGCAACTTCTCCCAAGAATCAGCCAACTCCCGCTGTTTAGCATTGGGCTTACGTTTCTTTTTCAGGGAAGAATTTTTACAGTGAATAATCGTAGTCATAATATAATTATACCTTAAACCAGTTTAAAAGTCAAGAGGTTTATGAAGGGAACACACGGTATACGTTGGTCATATAATTGAAGGTTACAATAACCTTCTGACCAACAGTCAGTTGAATGTCGTCCATTTGAGTGACGGTCATAGTACGTCCATCATCCAAACGTAACGCAATATTGTAACCAGACTTTTGTGTGACTTGTTTTTCAACGGCAGAGCCAGCGACACCGCCACCGATTGCACCAAGAGCAGTGGCAATAATATTTCCAACACCACCACCAATAAGATGACCAACACCACCGCCAGCGATAGCACCAACAGCAGTACCAATACCGCTTTGATTATCAGGCATAATGTTTACTGGCTGCAGCCCGATGATAGTTGCCGTAGTCATTGCTTCGCTTTTTTGAGCTTGTGAATAAGTATAACTCCTTGCGCTAGGCTGAGTGTTAGCGCAACCAGAAGTAAACACCGCAATGATACCAATAACAATAAGCGTCTTTTTCATTTTTAACCTTTCACCACGAAACCAGTCGTGTCTTTCTTCGCCTTACCTTTTGCTTTCAAGCCAACAATAACACCTTTGGGGTCAAGGAAGCGCAGGTCAGTTTCATCACCATCAATAACCTGACGACCGATATATTCATCAGGGACTTTATCAAACACAGCAGCGACATTCATACCTGCGTTAGCAGCAAGACGAACATCCATATCATTACCATCGGCTTTGGAAAAAGTCAAGTGGTAGTTCTTAAGATGACCAACCTTACGGTTACGGACTTTGGTATAGTCGTAGAACTGAACTTCTGGGAACTTTTCTATGATGCCGTACTTTTCCCAAGAGATATCTGACGTACCATTAAGACGGAAGCAAGGAATCAAACCTTTCTTCTCAGCTTGCTTAATGCCAAGACGAATATCTTTCTCAATAGCGACTAGGAATTCCTCACGTTGTTCGAAGAACATCTTTGTCTTACGAATTCGAGCTTGCTGAATAGCATTAGTCGATTCACCTTTCTTAAACATACCGCCACGACCAGCCGTATTCAAACAAGCAGCGGTGCAACCAGCAGTACGTTTCGGGCAAGTTTCATAACCAGACAGATCAGCAGGGGCAAGGTGAAGGACGAAAGACATATAACCTTTCTTCTCACCCTTCATCAGTTTCGGATTACCAGTAGAAAGCAGTTTCATATTATCTCCTTAAACTGAAACAGAATACCAACCATTGCGTTCAATTTTACGCTTCGCCGACATCATCTTTTTACGCAACGCCATAAATTCGGGAGTTGGCTTAGCATAGATGCCACCGAGCTCAATCATAGCCAAAAGAGCAGCGTCACGTTTGGCATAGGTTTCCAGCGCAGCTAGAGGAATCAACACTTCGCGAGCGGAACCATCGGCATCTTTAAACACAGGGCTGGCATATTTCACTTTCATTTCTCTTCCTTTCTCAAGTCATTAATAATATTTTACCTGGAAAGTGAATAAAAGTAAAGAAATTTCTGCTGGAAAAATCCCCTGTAAAATCAATGACTTACAGGGGACTAAAATAACCCTACTTCCAGTAGGGTTTTCACCAAGAACCGTCGTCCAGCACTAGGCGAAGCCAGACAGGTCCAAGGGATAAGTAAATACCCCTCATTTTTGGATTAAGATCGTCAGGATGAAGTAATTCGAATCTAAGATCCCAATGAAATGGGTTAATAACTAAACCCAACCATATTCCCGAATACCGAATGTATTTACTTAAGATCTTTAACATCGTCGCAAATTCCTAACTTTTTNGCTTCAACAGCACTCAACCACATATCTTGCGGAGGTAATAGCACTTCGCGAATTTGTTCTTCTTTAAGACCAGTACATTTCTTATAATGAGCAATCATACGTTTAGTGGTCAAATCGAATTCTTTAATGGTAGCAAATAGTTCGTGTTCCTTACCAAATGCACCCCAAGAATATTGNTGTGANAGAATTGAAGTNTTTGGAGTAAGAAGTCTTTGACCCTTATCACCAGCAATAAAAATCATCAAACCAGCGGAAGCAATTTGCCCAAGACCAATAGTCCTAATAGGAATAGCAGACCCACGCATTGTATCAACCAAAGCAAAAGCAGCGTTTAAATCTCCTCCTGGCGAACAGATAATGAGATTAAGCATATCAGGTCTTTCTTCAGCAAAGTTCGCTTCAAAAATCCATTCAATTGCTTGCTTACAAGTTGACAAAGATACTTCTTCCATTAGAAGGAAGAAACTATGTCTAGAAGATTCGTCCTTTAGTTGGAGATTGAGTTTTTGTAGCATAATTATTTCCACCTTCTTTATAAAAAATGTGCCTACCAATTTTCACTGTTCTGTGTAACTTCCATCCTGGGTTTACATAATCAGCGTGAAAGTACAAAGAACCTCTAGTAAAATCTTCCATCAAGTTATGGTTTACATAAACGTGTAAAGCGTGTTTTAATGCTTCTTGATAGGTTTCGCTATTTCTATTTAACCTTGTTTGTGTGCAATGCCAAGAGAATTGGCATATGATTCTATCTCCAGATTTAGTTCTCTGTTTAACAACCGAGCAAATGTCTTTTGGAAAACGTTCATGCTTAACTCGATTCATTGTGACGAGAGCAACAGCCACTTTTCCTTTCTCAGGTTCAGCCTTTGCTTCGTGATAAATGTTTTCAGCAAGACAATCGACTTGTTTCTTCGCTTCTTTATTCAGATCAGAATATTCAACTTCGTGTAGAATCTCAACATAGATTACATCATCAGCAGTCGCTGTGAATAAAAACGCAGAAGATAATAAAGAAAGGATGACTCCTATTGAAAATATTGTTTTAAATTTTGATCGCATACGATCTCCTTTTTAAGTTAAAGAATATGAGGTGTTGAAACCCCACATTCCGATCCCTATCAGGTGGACTTTTTGCTAGTCTTTTTAGTGTAATGGGAATTTTGTGATATGTAATGG